ATCTCACAAGAAGGATCGACTGACCCAGCCGCTCTTAAAATGACTGAGAGTCTTGCTCTAAACATCGACACAATATGGTACGGACCCAATTACGTCAACTACATTGGAATGCGCGGACGCAAAATGCTCGTTCCAATTCATATTATGAAAGGAAATTTCGACCTCCCTGAATATGATTTTGTTGTGAAACGATTTAATATTCGTCATCCTGTTTGCGTCAAGCGCCAAAACATCAAATTCCCCGATCGAGTCAATTTTTCGGAACGCGATAAAACCACAGGAGAAATCGTTAAATTTTCGCTTCCTCGCGACATGATTATGATCGATTTGTGTGATAGTCCTAACGTTCCTCAATTTGCCAACATCACTCGACAAATATGTGACCTTAAGGACATTGAGATGACCGTTGGTTTTCCAGCATTGCTTGTTGGGAAGACTAACCCCTCAAACTCCATTTCCTCTCAATACATTCGAAAACTCGATGTAGTAGGTGAATGCATCAATGAAGGCACAGCACGGCGTGAAGATACCGCTATATGGCGAGGCTATCGCTATGAACTTCCCACCACCGAAGGACAATGTGGCAGCGCTCTGTTGACCATGAACACTTGTGTTCCTCGCAAATTAATTGGATTCCATGTAGGCGGATTTCGTAACAACATGGGTTATTCCCAAATGATTTGGCGGGAACTCGTCGAACATCTGTGCGGGCCCGTGAATAGTGCAGATGGACCACCTATCGACTATTTAAAACAACAATGCAATACTGTCAATCCAAAACTGAGCTTTTATCCCAATTCAGATGGTTATTTGATTTTGGGCGAGTTGAATAGTCCAATGGCACCAATGAAAACTCAGATTCGACCCTCACCTATCTTCGACAAAATTTCCAAACATGTTTCAGAACCCTCACCCTTAAGCCCTCGTGATCCTCGAGTTAAACGACCCGACGGATTGACGCCTTTGCAAGTTTCCATCGAAAAATTTGGTTCACAGCCTCCTACCTGGAACAGCCGAAAGCGTCTTGTGTCACGAATTCATCTAGCGAGACAATTTATCAACGCAACGCGTGATTGGCCAGGACCAAAACGTGAACTAACTCTCCATGAAGCGATCAACGGCATCCCAAATGTGCTCGAAGGAATAAACATGCGAACGTCACCAGGATACCCGTTCAACCGAACCAAACCATCTGGTTCTATTGGCAAGTCGTATTTATTTGACTGGGTGGGCGACCACCCAACAACTGGACAACCTCTGTTTATGCCAAAAGAAGAACTACAGCGGGAAATTGACCTCATCCTGACTACCGCCAAACGGGAAAATTTTTGTGTCAACAACTACTACCTGGATTGGGAAAAGGACGAGCGCATCGAAATTTCAAAGATTGCCAACGGCAAAGTTCGGTTATTCAACATTCATAACGCCGCTTGGATGATTGTAAACCGCATCTATTTCGGAGCAGCAATGGCTGCCTATCTTTGGGCCCGACTCAAGGTTGGCTCTACGCTCGGGATGGACATGCACGGACCAGAAGCGACAGAACTCGTTGACTTTTGGAAAGCTGGAGGACCAAACTTTTTTGATGGTGATGTTAAGAATTGGGACGGCTCACTTGACAATGAGCGCATGGAAGACGCACGAACCAC